ATCAGTGGTATCTTCAGTTTCCTCACCATCAGAACCACTTGACTTTTCTTCTGAACCATCATCAGACTCACCATCGGTAGACTCAGAACTATCTGAGCCCTCTGACTCAGACTCACCAGACTCAGACCCACCAGACTCTTCTGTTTCTGTTTCAGAAGTGAAAGGGTCTTGTAAAATCTCTTTCATTTCTTGTTCACCAGAGTCCTCACCAAAACCTTCCATACCTTCACCAGACTCACCTTCACCAGACTCACCACTTGATGTAGACATAGCGTTCATATCGGTCATTGACTCTTGTGACTCTTGTTGTTCTTTCATGAAAGTGTGTAACTCTTCTGCAAGATTTAAAACATCTCCACAAGTTTCTGTTGCATCAGCCTTCTTGACCCATACCATTTCATCATCAGAGAACTCAACATTTTCGTGATGTTTGAAATGTAGGTTTATTCTATCAATAAGATTGTAAGAGTTGATATCTTTACCTTTAGTTTCAAAGAAGTTATTCTTGATTAACTCTTGATAACCTCTTTTGAAGATAATCTTAGAACCCTTGTATTTTTCTTGTATCATCTTTTCTATTCGAACATCTTCTAGGATATTCACAATAGAGTGATGTATCTTTCTCTCACTTGTTTCTCGCATCATATCTACTGTAGTCCAAAATGCATGACCAACCTCATGAAGTGTCATAAGGTCTTGAATATCTTTAGACATGAATTTTAGTATTGGAAGAACCAACTCACGTTTCTTGACATCAAATGAAGCAGTGTGTGCTTGTCGATGAACAACATGAATATCTTCTTCTGCGAACAGTTTTGCAAGAACTGTGTTGTCTTTTGTAAATGTTTGTGTCATTTTCGAATCACTCTCTATTAACTCTACTTATAGAGTACAGGAAATTGATTCGAATGTCAACCCTTTTTTCCAAAAAAATGTATTTTACTATTTTTCTTTCTATCGAAAAGATACCAACAACAATTATCTTTACCTGTAGATTTGGTGTCTGGTATCCACTTTATTCTACCCACACTTACTATCTTTTTTAGTATAGGTAAAAAGGGAATGCTTTGTTTAGTATGCATCCAATCTGCATCAAACAGTAGCCAAGTCGGTCTACACGCAGTGAAATAATCTATCATATCATGCAGTATTTTTCTGTCCCATGGCGGATTTGTGATTATGTAATCTGCTTCATGTAAATCTGTTATTGTAATCTCTCTGAAATGTCTGGTTAGTATTACACTACTTTGTGCAATCTCAGTCTGTGGTTCTATATCACTGGCCCAAGAACACCACCCATTTGTAGAATTTTCTATATGTTTTATGAGTGTCCCATCACCAGCACAAGGTTCTGCAAACCCAAATTGTTCTTTTGGTAGATGCTCTATCAAAGGTTTATATGCATCAAAAGGTGTTGGATAAAAATCTCTTTCCTTTCTAACATACTCACTTCTCTTACCCACTCACGACCTCTACAGTTGTAAGAACTATCTCTACTATCCAAATTATGACTAATGTTTCTATCATTGTGCTATATGACTAAAATTCTTTTCTTTTACAAATCGAATGGTTTGTCTAAACTTATCTGCAAGTGCATCTTGTTTATGACTAATAACAAATACATTCTCACCACCTAGTGTGTTAAGTATTTTTAGAAACTCGTCTGTTCCTGTTCCGTCTAGTGAACTATCGAATATCTCATCAAGTATCAATAGATTTGTATTCGCAGAGTTTTTCATCTTTGCAATGGCTCTCCATGTGAAAAGTAATGCAAGGTCAATACGCATCTTCTCACCCTCACTAAATGATGAGTAAGTAAACTCATCACGAAATCTTGACTTGATAGTTTCCTCAAAGTTTTCATTGAGTGTGAAGTTGACGTAGAACTCCATAGATGTCAAATACTTATTTATCAGTTTGTTCATTATCGGTAGATACTGTTTGATAATCTTGGTCTTGATACCTGTGTCCTGTAGTATCGACCTAATCGCATCTATGTAAGTTTTCTCTTCTTTCAGACCTTTTCTCTGGTCATCTATCTTTGCAAACGTATCTCTGAGATTTTTTAGTTTCTCTGTGTCTACGTCACCAACACTACCCTTCTCTAGTGCTTCGATATCCCACTGCAACTTATCATTGAACTTTTGTAGTTCAGTAATACTACTTGCAAGTTTTCCAATCTCAACACGATGTCTTTGTATCTGTTTAGATTTTGTAGTAAACTCTTTTATCTTGGTTTCAATCTTTGTCATTTCATCTGACATCTTTTGTAAACCTTTAGATAGTTCCTCGACCTCTACACTTTTTGTTTCTATGCTTTTTCTTTTGAACTCTTCATCTATGTGTTGTTCACAAGTAGGACAATCATCATTATCCTCAAAGAACTTTATAAGTGTTGACCCACGATGGTGTTTATCTTTGATAGAGAACTGCATATCTTTGAGCTTATCTCGTTTGTCTATCGTAGATTTCTCATCAGACATCTCCTCTAACAATAACTCAACCTCTGTTTCGAAACCCATCTTCGATATGTTTCTTTCAGATATCTGTTCATCATTCTTAGTTATTGTGTTTTGTTTTTCCTCTATGATACTATCTTTATTTTTCTTGATATCCTCAATAAAGTTTTCTTGTAGTTCTATTTTCTCAGATGTGATGTCATACTCATAATCTACCTCACGGATTTCATCAGATAGACTTTTGAGTTGTTGTCTTGCAAGTAAGTTCATCACAGAGAATATCTTGATATCAAGTATCTCCTCCACGACCTCTCGTCTATGTGTGGCCTTGAGTTGCATGAAAGGTACAAATGTCGAACTACCAAGTATCACGACCTGTGTGAACGACCTATAGTTGAGTTTGAGTATTTGTTGTTCTAGTATTCTCTGGTAATCTCTGACATTTGCTTCTTGGTTCATCATCTTACCATTTTGATATATTTCAAACTTGTTTGGTTTGATACCACGAATGACTTTGTAATCTCTTGTTCCGATAGAGAACTCAATCTCTATCATGGTTGATGAGTTGTTGATAGAGTTGACCAGTTGATTTTTGTTGATACTTCTAAATGGTTTACCAAACAAACCAAAACAGAGAACATCTAGTATTGTAGACTTACCAGCTCCGTTCTCACCTATGATAAGTGTCGTAGGACTTCTATCTAGTTGTATCTCTGTGAATGTATTACCAGTGGACAGAAAGTTCTTCCACCTTGCATATTTAAATATTATCATAATTTTACTGCGAGTGTTATCAATATTCCAATGAGTAGTATATTAGTAAGTATCATCTGTATACACAATATCAAATGATACCACACCCATCTATGTTTGTATAGTGTGTGTATGTTTACTTTAGTATCTACTGTTTCGTCCTCTGGATGTTTTCTAACACCTAAGACACTCAACCATTGTTTAATCATCTTCAAGATCTCCCACTTTTATTCCAATTTTATCAACTCCCTTTGTTGATCCTGTCACACCATGAATAAAATAGTTAGCGCCTATAACTATTCTATCTTTATTAGTGATATTTTCTTTAGTATAGTGATGCATCCATGCTGGAAATATTATCAAATCACCAGTATTAACCACATATTCCCAAGTGGACGAATTGAAAGTATTATATCTTTTTACCTTGAATGAAAAATCCCACCTCTCCCTCAACCTACTTGGCTGAAAATCAAATACGAAATTACCACTTTTTTCACCCTCAGAACTAACATAAAACACCAAACTAAATATAGTATTTGAATGATTGTGTATATGGTGTGATTCACCTCTTTTTGTCAAAGTTGACCAACTTTGTGTCATCACAAACTTATCATCTAATTCAACAACATTTTCGATGTAATTTTTCATACGTTCATCTAAAAAAGTTTTTACACGACTTAACCTAGAATCTTTTAGTAAAAAACTTGTCTTTGTTATATGATTAATCATGGTGAAATATTCATTATTTGTAGTCGCACTTAATTCATCATCAGTTAATCTAAATGATGTGTGTTCACGTTGGACTGGCAATCCATGTAAATGTTCAATCATTTATTCTCACTTCACTTTCAGTTTCAATAACAACTCTTGCACCACAAGATAGTATTGGTTTTTCATTTCCACCATAACGAACTACTGATGGCCCCATCACTTCTACTGAATGACAGTAAGTATTTTTCTTACCTTGTTTTACTGTTATCACTGGTTCGTTAGTTCCGTGTTTTTTGTTTGCACGAATTTTATGTTGATTGACATGAATATATGTTTTCATAGTTCTAAGTCTTGTGCCTCATGATATAGTTTTGATATATCACCTTTTAATTTAGTTTTGTCTAAGTTGACATCTAAGTCATCTATATATTTTCCTAATAATGTCATAGTATCTTGTGAGTTCTCTACAATATCATCTGACACTGTATTTGCATCTAGATCTGTAAAATCCTCTATGATTTTTACCTCATGACAATCAGCCTTGAATAATCTGTCTGTAAATTTATCAAACTTATACAAATCATTTTTGTTTACCACTATAAGTTTTATATATTTGTTTCTGTATTGGTTAACATCATGAGTGTCATAGTTTTCTTGAGTGTCATCATAGTATATCTTTTCAAATATCTTTTGTGGATTTACTATTCGTGTTAGTTCTCTTGTTTCTGTATCAAACACATGAAAACCTTTTGGACAGTTGTAATCACTCCATGTCATTTGATATGGTGTTCCCAGATAATATATCTGACCATCATCTGACTTCTTATGATAGTGTCCAGAGAATATCGTATCAAACTTTTTGAACTGGGATTTATCAAAACCAGACTCAGAAAAGTGACCACCATGCATCTCAAATCCAACCACCTCTAAGTGACTTACCATTGTGTCTGCTTTAGTTTCATCCATCATACCAAATGAATATATCTCATTCTGTGGATTTATCCAAGGCATCATCAGTATTGGAAACCCACCAAAGTCTATTTCTTGAGCCTCTGGATATATGTGAATGTTTTTATACTTCGCACCTAGTAACTCATTGAGAGAGTTTACATCATTTGTATTTCTAAAATATATGTCATGATTACCAACGAGTATGTGTAAGTCTATCTCTAAATGTAAGAATGGTTGTATAAACCTTTCTCTAAAATCTTTAAGTATTCTATATGATACATATTTTCTTCTATCCATCAAATCACCAAGATGAATACAGTGTTTGATATTATTTTGTTGTAAATATGGAAAGAACACTCCCTCATAGAACTGATAGAAATAATCATTAAAGTTTAGATTGTCGTTTCTTGCACCAAAGTGCGTATCGGTAAGTAGGGCTATCTTCAATCATCTAACTCCATAAAGTTCTCTAACCCATTTATTTTTTGTGTAGTTTCTTTCTTTTTAGGTTTATATACATCCTCATCTGGTAACATCAAGTCTGGGTCAAATCCTCTTACTTGATATTGCGTATCATCACCCTCCATAACTGTAAATGTGTCATATGATCTTTTTTCTATCATCTTATTTTTTATGTGTGCTTGTTTCTTTTCTTTTTGTATTCTACGAATGAAAGCAAAATATATTATTTGTGTGAAATATGAAAAAGGATTTTTGGATTTTTCTGGATTAAAGTTATGTACATATTGCAGACAGTTTTCTATACCATCTGATATCATCTCTTGTCGATATGAATAGTTTATGAAGTTTGGTCTATAGGAGAGTCCGTTTGCAATCTTGAGAAAACATTCACCTATATAGTTTGATATTCTTGGTTTTTCATCACCAGCTTCTTCTGCGTCTTTACACTGGTCTTTCCATTCTTTCATTGCTTCAAGAAATTTTGCGTTATCTACATAATGCACACTTTTCTTTTTAGTTCTAGCCATGATAATCCTTTACATAAAATAGTTATTAGAACCAATCTATCATATAAATTAATTCATGTCAAGACCTTTTTTGGTATTGACAAGTTATATACTTATGTGTATAATCATCTTTGATGTATATAGAGATTAATGTATGGTGTAACCATCTTTGATATATTCTAACACTTGATCTTTCAGATCTTGTTTTTCTTCTTCCTCAATTGCTTTGAGTTCCTCTTCAGATGGGCCGTCACCTAAGTCCATCCTTTTTAATACATACTCGTAGTATTTTTCTAAACCTATCGTGACAGGTAGGTTAATTATAACGAGATTTTTATTTAAACTAATAGTCTTTTGATCACTAAATGGTTGTACCCATTTACCTAAACTAAGTGATTCGACAACGCCAGTTTTTGTCACTCTAGATATTGTTTCCATCTTGAGTGGTGATTCTATTTCTATGTGTTTATCTGTCTCACTAATCACATCACAAATGAGATTTTCACCATTTGATAGTTTTACAATATTTGTGGATTTACTCATAACTTTACCTTGTCTATTTGATAGTTGAACTCTTCTTCGTTGTAAATATTTATTCTTTCTTGAAAGTGGTTATATGTAAAATTAGTCCAATGGCCGTGTGATAAATCGTCTGCGATGTCAAATACTATAGTGGAATTTTTAGTTGATGAAGTACGCAGTCCTCGTCCGATTGATTGTAACACTCGTATTCTTGATTTAGACGGACTTGAGAACACGATGTTGTGAAGATTGCGAATATTGATACCAGTGCTAAAAGTACCATAACTAGCAACGATGATCGCAGATCTTTCTTTTTCTGTGATTGCACGAATATTCTCCCTTGTTTCTGTATCAGTTCCACCATATACAAAGAATACTTTTCTGTCAAAGTCTTTCATCATATCATAGAGAACTTTACCATGTTTTTCTACTAGTTGAAATAGAACTAGTGTGTTTCCAGATAGGTTATCGCATAGGCGACAAATAAACTTATTGCGACTAGAATTATCCACCAAGTAGTCGATTTCTTCTGCATATTTACTTCCTTTCACTTTCTTACATTCTTCCTGTGGGTGTTTCAGAACAACGCACTTGACAGTTAGTTTTGCAAGTGTGTTTGTATCTATCAAGTCTTTTGTTGATACTACCTTTTCTACTGAACCAAATAAACCCTCAAGTATCAACCTGTGAGTTTGTGTTCCGTCTAGTGTCCCTGTGAAACCATGTCGATACTTACAGTTCTCTAGTTTAGTCAGTATGTTTGTGAGTGACCTTGCTTTGAATAGATGGGCTTCATCACCTATGATGCAACCAAAATCTTCAAAGTATTTTTTAGGTAGTTTGTAAAGTGACTGCCATGTCGATACGACCACAGGTTTATCTGTGGTTCGTTCATGTCCAGAATATATCCTATGCACATACTTGTCACTCCAACCATAATCTATGAAGTCTGAATACATCTGTTCCACAAGTGATGTCGTTGGTACAAGTATTAGTATCTTCTTATCTTTGAGTAGTAGGTTGTAATACCTAACCAACGCATATATTATTAATGACTTCCCAGATGCAGTAGGAGAAATAATAAGAGAACGATGTTTTCGTAAAGAATGAAGTATGGCATTCGTTTGGTAATCTCGTATATCAAGTTTCTTCCCTTTCGACTTCGGACGTAGCGATTCGGTAAATTTTCGAACATCCTCATGAATAAGAGTCCTGTCATCTTCGATACCCTCCTCAAGTATATATTCAACTGAGTTTTTTGAACAAAACTTTTTTATGTAGGGTAGAAGTCCACAGTATATCTTACCTGTTTTTTGTGAATACAATCTTATCTTACCATCCCAGATGCGTTTCTTATACATGGGCATAAACTTCGCACCTGGCACATCAAAGGTAAAATAATCTGCAAGTTCCTGACCCAAACCAGAGTCAACTTCCAAATTTAAGTAAACCTCGTTTACTTTAGATATGTGCATTTTGGAGTGTGTTTGGTTCACCATATTCACCACGAACTATTATATTCCACGCAATACTAATTCTTTCATCTTTAGTTTCAGGCACCCAATGTACCAACCAAGATGGAAATACCACACCCCAACCAGTTTCAGATTGAAACTCGGCCATGTCAGAGTTAAGTTTATTAAATCCACTCTTTCTTGGTTTGAATACACTTGATTGTGGTCTTGGGTCAAAGAATTGTATCGGTGATGTATCAGATGATGTCTTTAGATAAAAGACACCAGATAAAAAATTGTTTGAGTGTGAGTGTGGTGCGTGAGCTCTTTGAGATTGTGGTCGTAATATATTACCCCACATATTTGTAATCTCTATCTCACCCATATACTCTTGTTCTTCTAAGATAGTTTTACTTACCTCTGTAATTGTTTTAGTTAGATTTGCAAATGTTTCTATTTTATGCAATTCATTTTGTGGTTGACTTCCTGTTATTTTAACTATCTGATTGTTTTTTT